CTAAAGAAGCTAAAGAAGCTAAAGAAGCTAAAGAAGCTAAAGAAGCTAAAGAAGCTAAAGAAGCTAAAGAAGCTAAAGAAGCTAAAGAAGCTAAAGAAGAAAGAAAATTAATTAGTGCAAAAAGTAATATTGAAGAATCACATAAAAAGTTATCTATCCATATTGGAATTATAGATGATCTCTCTAAAGAAAAAAAAGGATTAAATAAAACTATTAAAAAAAAAATAAAAGAAAATAAAAAATCAAAAAAAATAACTAAAAATAATGATACAGATTATAATAGTATAAATAAACAAACTACAGAAGAGTTGAAAGAATTAATCAAAAAAAAAGATGAATTAGATAAAGAAATAAAAAAGTCTGAGCGTATAGCTAAAGAATACAAAAAACAAGCTGATAAATCTGAGAAAGAAAAAAAAGAGTTAGAAAAAAAGTATGTATCATCATCTATTACACAAATGAAGAAAGAAATAAAAGAATTAACAGAAATGAAAGAATCTATAATTAAAGGAGATTATAATTATAAAATGGGTATTAAACATAATAATGAAATAACAATTACTATAACCCATAATAAGTTATCTAAAGATACAATTATAAAAAAAGTATTAGAAGGATTGGAAAGTTTAAATTTTATTAATATATTAAAAAAATAATTTATAACTTACGCTGAAAGATTAACTTTTTTTGGAAAATGGACTTTCATGTATTTTTGTAAATTAAAATACGTTACTTCGTCATCCGGACCGGCATTCAATAATTTTTGCAAAGAATTATCTGGCAAAATTTTACGACGATTTGCTTCATCTTGTAAATTATGTTCTTTGATGTATTTTGTCAAATACTTTGTTACTTCAGTTCTTGCCATTTCGGTTCCTTCTGGTTTTCCAAGAAAATTACATAATTCCGTTGAAATTAAAGCTGGTTTAGCAAAACCACTTGGTGCTCGTTGTGGTGCTCCTGGAATTTTGCTTCTCTTTTTTTTTTGCTTTTTACTACATTCTTTGACATGTTTTTGTACAGATTTTTGAAGTTTCTTCAAATCACTAAGAATTGATGTTTGTAATGTTTTAAGACATGTTAGTCTTTCAGTTAATGTATTGAATTCGTCCTCAATAGACACTACAGTTTCATTTTCGTTAGATACAGGAGATCCTTCTAATGATGCTACTACTGGTGTTGCTACTACTGGTGTTGCTACTGGTGTTGCTACTGGTGTTGCTACTAATAGTGGATCTACTTCAGTATATTTTGTTGATGAATTTTTAGCACTTTTGGCTGATTTAGGTTTAGTATTTTTTTTTGCTGGCATGTTTATGGTAATATATACGTCATAAACTTTAAGTAATTTATAAAATATTATTATTATTCATTAAATAGAAACATATAATATTTATCATATTAATGTAAATATACAAAATAACATAATTATTATTATATAATACTAATTGCCTACTGTTCAAATAATTTATATAAGCATTATATTCTATTTCGTAATCATTATATACATCATCAATATCATTTAGTATTGAATCAAAATTAAAATCTTCCATAATAAATGTTTTTAGAAAATAATATACACATTTAATGTAAATGTATGTTATAAAAATAGCCTAAAATATCAAGAGTTTTTTCAGATAATATATCTAAATCTTCGTCTGATACACCATCAAAAGCAGTTGATAATATATCATAGCCTTCGGTTGACGGATAATTACCAATTAATATATTAAATTCTTGTATAGTATTATTAGTCATTTTGTCTAAATCTTTATGGTATAATGGTTTCCATGTTTTATATAAATATCCTTTCATTTCATTTATAAATACCTTAATATCTTCATCGTAATTTATACCATTTTTCTTCAATTCATATATATCCTTTTCGGAAACAAAACTTTTCATTATAATTTAAAAAATAAATTATAATTAAATAAAAAATCAATTTTAAAAATGATGGTTATAATCCTAAACTATTGGAAAAGAACAATGTTGTGCTATACCACACATATTATCAATTTCAGTCGAAAAATAAATATACCCATCCATACCCCATCCAGAACCCCAACTATTTTTAATAATCAAATAACTATTATTTGACGAAGATATACCATATCCAACAGCTAAAACAGCATGATCTAACATAGTCGATGAACAACTGGTACTGTTAAATATACCATATTTATACATTTGAAAGTCACCGTCCGCATCTAAAGCCACCGAAATTGGACCAATATTTCCTAAAGCATCATACAAAGATGACATATTTCCCGTTGGCAGCATGACTACGTTGGTAACGTTTGCTCCACTATAGGAAAAGTTATATAAACATTTTGGATCATCAACGGCTTGATATGGGTAACTAGATTCAGTATCAATACCATTATCAATAATATAGTGTAATGCTTTATCAGGCCATCCACCTTCACATCCATCGCAACTATAATTACCAGCACAATCCACTAAATTTTGTTCACTCAATGACACTAAATTTGAAGTATTTTTAGCCCATTGTCCTTCCAATGTTCCGATAGCACTAAATGCCCAACAACTACCACATTGTCCTTGATCTTTAACATTGGTTACTAATCCATTTGCTCTCCAATCTATACTAATTGGTAATGTCTTGTTTGAACTATTATAATTTGATGCTACACTTTGATTGATTATCATCTTATGTTTTAAATATTTACTATTAAACTCAATAGTGGAGATATCAGTAAAATTATTTTCACCCAATTTATAAGATGTTAAATTATTATTTCGTTCTAATATGTAGTCCATATTTTTCTCATAAATATTATATCTGTACCAATATTCAGTATTATTATATTGTTTACCGTAGTTGACTAAATAATTATCAAAATTAGTCTTATATTTAAAATAGGATATATTAATACTTGAAATAATAGTGCTAACAAAAAATAGATTCATGATTATAATTTATATTACTGTTTTTTTTAAGTGTTTTAGGATATAATATTTAGTGATGGCATTTTTTCATTAAAAGTATTTTCATTATATAATTCACTTATAGAAATTCCATTTAAATGTCTGTATATAGCTTCTGAACATAACCACGAAACATCTATTATATCTATTAATGGATTATTTAAAATTTCGGATGTATAAGGCACAGTATTTGTAACAATCACCTTTGTAAAATGTGATTGTTGTAATTTTTGTAATGCATTTCCAGAAAATAATCCATGACACACAAAAAAATATATTTCTTTAGCACCTTCTTCTTTTAATAATTTAGATGCTGTACAAGCAGTACCAGCAGTATCTATTATATCATCAACCATTATCACAATTTTATCTTTTACATTCCCAATCAGTTTCATTAAATTAACTTCATTATCCTTTTTCCTATTTTTAAATATACTAGCTATATCACAATCTAAATAAGATGCTATTCTAAAATTATTTTTTGTAGCACCTTCATCTGGTGATACTATAATAATATCTTCTAAATTATATTTTGGTAATATAAATTGTCGTATATATTTTAAAAAATATTGCTCTGAATACAAATTATCCAATGAACAATTGTTAGAAAAAAATCCAGATATTTGACCAGCATGTAAATCAAATACTATAATTTTATTAATATTGAGGGATTCTAAACATTTAGCTACTATTGAGGCACTAATTGGTGCTCTACTATAATCTTTTCTATCTTGTCTTTGATATCCATAATATGGCATTATAATATTTACACTTTTAGCACTACCTCGTTTAAGAGCATCTATAATAACCAATAGCTCCATTAAACTATCATTTACAGATGTATTATGATCATTATTACGGCATGTAGATTGAATTACAACACAATCTTCTTGTCTTATACATTCATTAATAGATACCTTTATTTCTCCATCCGAAAATGTTGATAATTGTAATGATGAAAGATTAGTATTAAGTTGGTTAGCAATACGATTAGAAAAATCTTCGTTTGTTGACCCACTAAACAATTTCATAATTATGATAGTTAATTTGAAATGAGTTTAAGTAAAAAATAATATATGATAATTTATGAGAAATAAATATATAAAGATATTTTATATAGATAAACTATGACTTCTCGTAAAAAAGATATTACATTACAATTATATAATGATAACAAATTAAAACGTGTAAAACAATTTTACTATATTAATGATATAAAAAGAGCATTAATAAAATTTAATCTTAATACTAAAGGAAAAAAAAAAGAGTTAGAAAATAATTTATATTCTTACTTTGATTATTTAAATACATTTAATAAACACCTTAGTAAAATAGTATTACTACAAAAATGTATAAAAAAATATGTAACTAAAATAAAGATTAAAACACAAGGTATAGGTATTTTAGATAAATCCAAATGTAAAAACCAAGAAGATTTTTATACACTAGATTCTATTTACGAAACAGAAGATAAATATTTTTTTTCATACGAAAAATATAACCATATATATTTTTTTGATATACGTTCATTTAAACAACTACTCAAGAATGATGGATTGAATCCATATAATAGGGAAAAAATACCAATACATGCTATATATTCGTATAATACTAGATTGAAATATTGTAAAAAATATAATATAACATTAGAAAATATAGAAGAACCCAAATTATCACAAGAACAAATATTTAATAATAATGTATTAAATGTGTTTCAAAAAATAGATATGTTAAATGTAACAGCCGGTGGAACAGATCATTGTTGGTTTACAAATTTGAATCTATTGGAATTAAAAATATTGTACAAAACATTAGAAGATATTTGGAATTATAGAGCTGAATTGTCACCAAATAAAAAATATGATATAGTAAAAAATACTAATATGTTTTCTATTTATATTAAAGATATTTATAATATAAATAATAAGAGAAAACTACAAAATATTATATTATCTGAAATGGATAAATTAATATCAACATCAGATAATACAGACGATAAACGTACCGGAGCATATTTTATATTAACAGCATTAGTTGAAATATCACCAAAATGTATGGAAGCATTACCGTGGCTTATACAACATGTATAAAATGGCTAAATTATTTTAAATGATAAATTTTATTATGATGAAACAAAATTGATTTAAGATTTTATAAATATTATATATTACAAAACAACAAAAATGAGTCTCGTAAAAGCCAAAAACATCAACACTAATCTTATCACCTTTTCTGAACCAAGACATCTTGATAACGGAGCAAAACTAGTATATGTGAATTATAATGGTGGTCGGTTTTCAGTTCAAACGCCATGGTGTTCAATGCCATGGAAAATGGGGGCTTATCTTGATGGTGAATATCCTAAATACAGTATTGATTTGTCTTTCAAAGGTATGGATGAAAATCCAGAAATGAAAGGATTTCATGATAAATTCAAGGAACTTGAACAAAAGATTATTGATGGAGGTTTGGAACATAGTATTGCTTGGTTTAAAAAGTCTATTAAATCACGAGATGGTGTTGCTGAAAAGTTTGGTCCTATTATTAAGGAATCGCGTGATAAAGAAACTGGAGAACCAGATGGTAAATGGCCACCATCGATGAAGGTTAAAGTTCCAAGGAGAGATGGTGTTTGGGAGTGTAAAGTATCTAAAAAAGATGGTACACAATACAAGATTAATGATACTGAAAATCCGGATAATTGTGAAGATTTGTTCGTAAAGAATACTAAAGTACGAGGGATTATTCAATGTGTTGGACTTTGGATTGCCTCAGGTACTTATATGTGTCAATGGAAACTTACGCGTGCAGAAGTAGATGTCCCTGAATCATTTTCAAATGAAGATTTTCTAGAAGATAGTGATAATGAGGATGGTGAAGACCATGAATTTGTTGAAGATAGTGATGAAGATAATGGTAATGAAGTCACTGAAGCTTCTGTAGTAGAAGATGTTCAATCTGACCTTTCACCAGAACCTGAAACGCCTAAAAAGAAAAAAGTAATTAAGAAAGTAGTTAAAAAGAAAACAAATAACTAATTATTATTATCATTTACCATAGCATTAGTATTATCATTTACTATCTTAGTATCATTTACCATAACATTAGTATTATCATTTAATATCTTAGTATCATTTACCATAGCATTAGTATTATCATTTACTATCTTAGTATCATTTACAATAGCATTAGAATTATTTGTTTCTTTTTTATTTGTTTTTTTCTGAAATTGAGCATCTACATTTTTTTTTGTTTTTTTCCATGTGTCTTTAAATTCCGTTTCTTTTTCAACTATACTTCTTTTAAGACGTGATAATCTATTTCCAAATGTAGGATGATATTTAACTTTTTCGGTACGTTTGTTAATATATTTATTTATAATATCTCTTTCTTTTTTAGTAAAACATAGTGGATATTTTGGTCCAGTTATAGATCCTTCAAACAAATTTAAATCTGTTTTTAATTTTCCACTAACTTTACGTCGTTTATTTTTATCAACACATTTGTTATTCTTTTTTATTTTATATAATTCCTCTTCTTCTTCTGGAGTTAAACCACCTTCACCACCTTCACCACCTTCACCACCTTCACCACCTTCACCACCTTCCCCACCTTCAAC